TAAAGAAGGAGTAGAGTTTATCTTAACTGATGATGTCCCAATTAGAAAATATGGAGTTGAGAATGATACTCCTGGGGCTGTAGAAATCTTTGAGATGCCTCAAAAGGATAGGTCTGGAAAGGTCCCAAATATAAGATACATTATAGGTCATGACCCTGTAGATAATGACCAAGCTGAGTCTTCATCTCTATCATCTACCTTTGTTCTTGACTTATGGACTGATAAGGTTGTAGCTGAATATACTGGTAGACAGGCATTTGCAGATGATAACTTTGAAATAGTAAGACTTCTGTGTTTATTTTATAATGCAACCTGTCTGTATGAATCAAATAAAAAGGGTATCTTTGCTTACTTTAAGAAGATGAATTGTACTCATTTATTAGCTGATACTCCTGAGTATTTAAGAGATAAACAGCTTATTAAGTACAATAACTTTGGAAGTAACCAAAAAGGTGTTAATGCTACAGCAGCTATTAATATGTATGCCAATAATCTTATTAGAGATTGGCTAATGAAGCCTGTAACATTTACTGTGCAGAATGGTATAGAAAGCTCAGAGGTAACTACATATAATCTGTTTAACCTGAGAAATAGAGCATTAATTGAAGAGTTAATTGCATTTAACCCAGAGATAAATGTGGATAGAATCAGGGCATTAGGTATGGTCATGTTATATAGAGAAGAGAAGATGATATTATATCAGGGAAATCCTTCAGAAAACCAGGGCTCAATACCAAAGGATTATCTTGGAAATGATAAATTCTTCACTCTTAATTATAAGGACCCAAATAAATTCAGTAAATTTAGTTTGAATGAAGCACTTCAATAAAGAAATCACTTATATACTTGGTTAAGTAGAGATTTTTACTTACTTTTGCAAAATGGAAGAAAGAAAGTATATAGTGTATATTCATAAGAATAAGATAAATAGGAAAGTATATGTGGGTATAACCCACTATACTAATCCTGAGAAAAGGTGGAACTATGGCTATAAGAGCAATCCATACTTTCAGTCAGCTATAAATAAGTATAGCTGGAACAACTTTGAACATATAATCCTATTTAGAAATATTAGTAAAGAGTTAGCCTGTAGAGAGGAGCAACTACTAATCAGTAGATATAAAAAGAGAGGAATATGTTATAATATAGCTAATGGAGGAGAAGGCTCAGAAGCAATGTCTGAGGAAACAAAGAATAAACTAAGAAAATATAAAGGACCTTTGTCTTCTCAATATGGAAAGAAACATTCTCCTGAAAGAGTACAACAACAAAGAGAAATAGCTATAAACCTTTGGAAAACTCAAAGAGAGAAGAGGTTAAAAGAATTATTAAAGTATGGATTTAAGTCAGGGACTTCTCATCCAAATTATGGTAAAACCCCATCTCAGGATATAATAGAAAAGATAAGAATAGGTTTATCTAAACCTGTGTTGATGATAGATAAAAATACAAATGAGATACTTAAAGAATTTAATTCAACTACAGAAGCAGAAACATTTTTAAATGCAAAAGGTCACCATGTTAGCTGCTGCTGTAATCATAAAAGAAAGACAGCTTATGGCTACAAATGGAGATATAAAGAAAGGGGGGAATAATGGATGATTTAAATTTCCCAAGGCAAATGTTGCCTTTTAGCAAAAAAACAAAGGAATGGAGAAAGAGGTGTGTTACTTGGGCTGCCCAAAAGACATTCTTCAATTATAATTTAGTCAGAAAATCAGTAATTCATAAGAAGATAAATTATGATTTATTGAATGGAAGATTGCACATGCAAGACCTTGAGATTATTATTAATCCTGATGATATTAAGGCAGGTTATATACCTGAGAGACTGCAACACTATCCTATAATCAATAGTAAGTTGAATGTACTTAAGGGTGAAGAATCAAAGAGAGTTTTTGATTTCAGGGTAGTAGTAACAAACCCAACTGCAATATCTGAAATAGAGACTAATAAGAAGAATACCCTATTACAAGACCTTCAGGAGCTCATGAGAGATAACTCTGTTTCAGAGGATGATTTCAATAATAAGCTTGAGAAGCTTAATGATTATTATACTTATGAGTGGCAAGACCTAAGAGAGATAAGAGCTAATGCTCTGCTTAATCATTATATTAAAGAGTATAATATACCTTTGATATTCAATCAGGGCTTTATGGATGCAATGGCAGTTGGTGAAGAGATTTATCAATGTGATATTGTAGGTGGTGAGCCAACTCTTGAAAGAATTAATCCTCTAAAGATTAGAGTATTCAAAAGTGGATACAGTAATAAGATTGAGGATGCAGATATTATTATACTTGAAGATTACTGGAGTCCAGGAAGAGTAATTGATACTTATTATGATTCTCTTACCAAGAAGGATATAGAGTATATAGAAAATCTTCCTGACCATGTAGGTCAGGCTGCTACTGACAGTATGGACAATATAGATGAAAGGTTTGGTTTTGTCAACCCAAGTATGATGGGAGATGAAGTAACTGTTTCTGATGGTTCATACTTTTTTGACCCTGCTGGATTATTCTCTGAAGGAGTTGCTGGTTCTTTACTTCCTTATGACCTTGCAGGTAACTTGAGAGTACTTAGATTGTACTGGAAGTCCAAGAAGAAGATATTGAAGGTTAAATCCTATGACCCTCAGACAGGGGAAGAAACTTATGATTTCTATCCTGAGAATTATGTAATAGATAAGGATAATGGGGAAGAGTCACAATCATTCTGGATAAATGAAGCTTGGCAAGGAACATTGATTGGAGATGCAAAAGATGGTATATTCATTGATATGGGTCCAAGAGTTATTCAGTACAATAGACTTAGTAACCCATCAAGGTGCCATTTTGGTATTATTGGTTCAGTATATAACCTTAATGATACTAAACCTTTCTCTCTTGTAGATATGATGAAGCCTTATAATTATTTATATGATGCTATTCATGATAGATTAAATAAGGCTATTGCTTCAAATTGGGGCTCAATTCTTGAGCTTGATTTAGCTAAGATTCCAAGAGGTTGGGAAGTTGAAAAATGGATATACTTTGCAAGAACTAATCATATTGCAGTAGTTGACAGTTTTAAGGAAGGTAATATAGGTGCTGCCACTGGAAAGCTTGCAGGTGGTCTTAACAATGCAAGCAGAGGTATATTAGAAACTAACATAGGAAACTATATACAACAGCAGATAAATCTTCTTGAATTTATTAAGATAGAGATGTCTGAGGTTGTTGGTATCACAAAACAAAGGGAAGGGCAAATATCTAATAGAGAAACTGTTGGTGGAGTAGAAAGAGCTACTCTTCAATCAAGTCATATTACTGAATGGTTGTTTGTAATCCATGATGATGTTAAGAAAAGAGTACTTGAAGCCTTTCTTGAAACAGCTAAGGTTGCAATGAAAGGAAGAAGTAAGAAGTTCCAGTATATACTATCTGATACATCAACAAGAATAATGGAAATTGATGGTGATGAATTTGCTGAAGCTGACTATGGTTTAGTGGTAGACAATAGTAATGGAACCCAGGAACTTCAGGCTAAATTAGATACATTGGCTCAGGCAGCTCTTCAGACTCAGACATTGTCATTCTCTACTATTACTAAGCTATATACTTCATCTTCTCTTGTAGAGAAACAAAGACTTATTGAGAAAGATGAAAGAGATATTAGAGAAAGACAGGCTCAGCAACAACAACAGCAACTTGAAGCTCAACAGCAAGTAGCTCAAGCTCAATTACAGCAGAAGCAGGCTGAATTGGAGCAGAAAGAGCAAGCTAATATAAGAGACAATCAGACTAAGATTATTGTAGCTCAATTATCAAAAAATGATATAGAAGGAGATGGTATTAGCCCAGATGAATTTTCTGAGGAAGCTAAGGCTAAGCTTCAACAAGAAATTGAAGAGTTTGATAGAAAAATGAAGCTTGAATATGATAAGTTAAAAGTCCAGAAGGATAAAAATAAGACTGATGCTGAACTTAAAAAGAAACAAATTAATAAAGCGAGAGTAAATTCTAATGGATAACTTTACCATATATAAGCATACCTCTCCATCAGGAAGATGTTATATTGGCATAACAAAGTATAAACCAAAATATAGGTGGAATAATGGTAAAGGCTATAAATATTATACCAACTAACATAACTGCTGTATGTAGAGGAAGAGCAAAAACTGCTGGTGGGTATAAGTGGAAATATATTAATAAATAATGATATGAAAAGTTTAAATGGAATAGCAATATCACCTAATCCAGTACCAACCAATATGCTATGGTTGTATAAAGGTACTGCAAGATATTTTAATAATGGAGAATGGACTGTCTTAGGTAAAGACAGTTCTATATCCTTTGATAATGTAACTAATAAACCTACAACCTTGAAAGGTTATGGGATTACTGATGCTGTAAAGGCTGTAGCAGGTAAGGGATTATCTACCAATGATTATTCAGATGAAGATATGCAGGATGTAGGTAAAATGAGAACTAATCTTACAAAGCCTGTATCTGGAAGACAAGAATTTTATAATGTATGGAATACATTCTCAAAGAGTGTAAAGAGTCTAAAACTTATTAAAGACTCTGCTGGAGTTATAACAAGTGGAACTCTTACTTTGATAGATGGTACAACTATTCCAGTAACTATTGAGGCTGCTCCTGCTATATAAAGAGGATAAATAATGAACATTTTAAGAGGAAATGATATTAAGGTTACTTGGAGTATAACTAAGGTAGTTGATGGAGTTCCTATCAAGGAAGACTTAGATACAGTAAGTAACCTTACTATTTATGTGAATAGTAATGGCAGGAAGCTTGAAGTAACAGATTATATTATTCTGAATACTAATCAAGTCCAGTTTACAATAAAAGGAAGGAATACAAGGATTGGTAATTATAGCTTTGAAGCATCTTGGTCAAAAGACTATGATGCAAGAATAACTGAATCCTCAGTATTTACTATTGTAGATGATGCCAGTCAGTGTGATAATACACTAACAAATAGTAATATAATGGTTAATAGTATAGAAGTTAAATCTAATGTGCAGATTGCAGGAGATTTATCTAATTATTATACTAAAGAAGAGGTCAATAAACTTATAGAGGACCTCAAGAGTCAATTCAAATTGAATTAATATGGAAATAGTTAAAGGTAATGATATAAAGGTAGTATGGGCTATAACTAAGACTGTTGATAATGTTAACATTCCTGAGGACCTGTCCACTGCTACAAATATAAGATTCAAGGTATGGTGTTCAGGTACATTAATTAGTGTTCCTGACTATTCTGTATCTGGAAATAAAATTACCTTCACCATAAAAGGTTCAGTACAAAGAACTGGAGAATACAGTTTTGAAGTAAGCTATTCAAAGGGTTATGATGCAAGGGTAGTCTATAAAGATGCCTTCTTGGTTGTAGATTTAGCCTGTCAAGCCAATTATGTTAAACCTGATGATATTCAGGTAACTACATTACAATTCTATTCTTCAATTAACTCTCTTTATTTATGGCAGCTTCTTGATGTCAAGAAGTCTACAACAGATAACAGTGTAGATAAGACATTTGATAAGTTCTATTTAGGTTATGATGCTAAACTTAAACAATGGTATGGCATGAAGATACCTGAAGAGACTTTCAAACTTGAAGATATGTGGAAGGCTCTTGATGCTGAAAATGAAATTATTCCAAAGAGCCATCTTGACTTAACAGGTTTAGCTACTCAAGAATGGGTTAAACAACAAATAGATAATATTCTCACAGGTGGTGGAGGTACAGGAGGTGCCTCTTCTCTTGGTCAATTAACTAATGTTGGTGATTGGGCTGATACTACTCCTACTGAAGATAGGCTATTTATACAAAAGGCAAGAGCAACTCATTGGTCTTCAATGAGACTCACTGATATTAAGGTAGACCTAAGTAATTATTATACTAAGTCAGAAACTAATTCAGCCATCTCAAAGGCTGTAGTTAATGCAGTAACTCCTGTACAGAACCTATTAAATAATCATATAAATAATGCTGATATCCATGTTACATTAGCTGAGAAGACACTGTGGAATAAGATAGCAAATTACTTTGCAGAAGATTCAAGTCAGGATATATTTGTAACAAATAAATCTGATGGTACTCCAAGAGGCTTTTACTCTAATAGCTTTGTATCAGCTTTAGGTCTTAATACTGGTGGAGGTGGAGGTGGAAGTGGAAGTGGAATGGATGAAACCCTCTTATGGTCTATACTTGGTGATGGAGATAACCCTGATAAACAGATAGCTGTATCCCATCTTACTGGAGCTCTTAGTCCTTATTCTACAACCTCTCAAATGAATACAGCTATCAGTAAAGCTGTTAAAGATTATATCCCATTGAGTCAGAAAGGTAAAGCAGGAGGTGTAGTACCTCTTGACAATGATGGTTTAATATCATCAATGTACCTTCCTTCTTATGTGGATGATGTACTTGAATATAGTACTTTTTCAGCACTGCCTGCTACAGGAAAAAGTGGAAAGATATATGTAACACTTGACACTAATCTTACTTATAGATGGTCAGGAACATCTTATGTAGAAATTAGTAAATCACTTGCTTTAGGTGAAACTGCTGATACTGCATATGCAGGTAACAAAGGTAAAGAAAATAGAGATTCTATTAATAGATTAAAGAATGCTACTTTCTGGGGTGCTACATATCAAGCTAATGGTAATGTTTATGGTACTTTTAATGGTACAGAAATCTACCTTACTACCAAGATAGAAACTCCTAAGATAAAGATTGGGAATATATTCTTGGAGTATGATGCTGAAAGAAATGCTATAAAAGGAGTTAAATATAACTCTGATGGTGCTGAAGAGATGGCTAACTTCTATATGACAGGAGGTATCACAGCTCTTGGTATTGGCTCTTCAGGAGGTATATCATTTACATTACAAGATTTAGCTGATACAAATATTAGCAACCCTCAAGACAAACAAGCTCTTGTCTATGATGCTGCATCTCAGAAATGGATTAATGGACAGGCTATTGGTGGGGGAAATATATCATTGAATGGTACTGTCTATAAACCTGTAAATGGTATTATCACTTTACCTAATTTATATGAAAAAGTTGCAGGAGGTACTTCTTCTCAATTCCTCAAAGCAGATGGGAGTGTAGATGGGAATTTGTATGCTTTAGCATATGAAGGGAATAAAGATACAGTATTTAAAACTAGATATATTACAGTAGTAGATAAAAGAAATGAAGTCATTTATCCCTCTAGTTTTCAAGAAAAAGGTGTTACTTCTTATTTTTCTATGCAAGGAACTCCTACTAATCAAGGGTATAGCATATTAAGTTTAAAAGGGTGGACTTCTGATTATGGCACATGGCAATTAGCTGGTCCAAGTTCTACTGATAATACAAATAATAGACCATATTATAGAGATGGGAAGCAAACAACTTGGAATTCTTGGAAAGGACTTGCTTTTCTTGATGATGTTAAAAATGTAGCCGATATTTATTTTAATGGTCAAAATATTTATTCTGAATATGAACATTGGGTAGTAGGGTTAATTAGGATTGGAACTGCTGATATTGGCAGTAAATATGTTAGTGGTGAAATGATATATAGGAGATCTAATGGTATATATGCAAATGGTTCTATTAGATTTAATCTTATAAAGAAATACCAAACTACAAGTATGTTTGCAGGAGTACTATATGTTGGCTATGGAAGTGACACTGACCAAAATGCTCCAAGATTATGTACATTTACATATCAAGGTGTTAAATGGGGAGGTCTTTGTTGGAGGGCTGCTTCATCTTTAAATTCAATTAAAACTGTTATATATGATAATAGTTCTACTGATACTCCTTTTTATGTTAAGTATTTTAATTCTAAAAGTGGTGAAATACGAAATGCTGAAATCAATAATTCTATTTCTGTATTAGGTTCTGATATAGATGTTAAACCAGTAAGTACAAATGGTAGATTTTATACTTCTGCTGACAGAATAGAAATTAATAATATTACTAATGAATGGTCATATACAAGATATAAAACAAATGGAAGATATTATGATGTAGGTTTAAGTGGAACTACTGCTGGCATGGCTGAAGCTGGGAATTTTGAAATAAGACCTAATGGAAGTAATAATGAAGGTATCTTTGTAAGATATAGTCAGTCAGATTATGGTAAACTTGGTGTAGTTAATAAGTCCGGACAACAAGCTTCCATTGGTTATTTTAATAATAATAATGGATTTGGAAATAAACCTATATGGACTGTTGGAGCAGGACTGAGAAACTCAAAAAGTTTTGATTGGTGGTATGGAACAGAAGGATATAAGATGACATTAATGGAAGATGGAAGATTGTTTATTAACAGGAAACAAGGAGATGCTCCGTCATATAGTCTTAGTATAGGAGATAATGGTACTGGTCTAAATTGGCATCAAAAGGGAATGATAACTTTTATGTCTAACTCTAAAACTGTTGGTTATTGGAATTATTCAGAAGGTAGACTACATAATTGTTATTTCAGAGAACCTACTGGTAATGTATATTCTAATACCGGATTTATGGTCAATGGTAATGGTAGTAATCTTTATCCAGGTATAGGATTTCATCAGCCAGGAGTAACATCAGGAGTAGTGTATTTTACTAATTCAGGAGAATTTAAATTTAGAAATATAACTGATACTGGATATACAAATGTTTGCGGAGGTAATCTTATAGCAGATGCAGGCTTTCTATATTCAAGATATAATGGTATTGAAATAAAAATCGGAGCAGAAAATGGGTCATATGTTCATTTTTTAACTAATCCTTCGAGAAATTTATATTTTGCTAATAGCTTAATTGTTAATGGAGGAATTCATCCGTATGTAACAAATGTTAATGATTTAGGATATGATGGTCATATATGGAGAAACATATATGCAAATAGATTAATTGGAAAAGCAGACAAATCTGTTTTTCTTGTAACTAATTATATTGGAAAACAACAATCAAATCCTCAAGCCTATTTCAATAATGGTATAGGGATTAAAGTGGCTATGACTGGTTCTGTTAAATATTGGAATGACACATTGTGGATTAATGGATATTCAGGAGATGATGTCAAAAATATGTGTGCTTTACACACTATGAGAAATGGTACTCCTGAGATGTATATTAGTGCTCAATTATCAGATGCTACGGCTTATGGTACAATGTATAGATTCTGGACTTCTTATAATTCTAATCATAGTAGTGCAGATTGGACTTGTAGAGGTCTTAGTGCCCATG